AGCCCAAGCTGCAACAAAGTGCCAAATGGGTCAGCATCAAACAGCAGCACAGCAGCCAGCAGCGCATTGATCTGCGCCAGTGTGACAGCCACTGGCGGCACTTGAGATTGGCAGGCAGCATAGATCGCAGCGGCACCGCCGGGTGACAGGCGCGTGACGACATTGCTGATCGGGTCGATGCTATCCAGTGGCAACAGATTAGAGAACTCGGTTTCCATTAGGCCGCTGCTGGCACCATAGACCACAGTGCCGGGTGCAGAAATGCTCTCGACTTCGCGCAGCCACATATTCGAGCCAGCCGAGCCAGCCAGTCCGGTCGATAGCCCTTGTGCCAAGGCGATAAACGAAGGCGGGCAGAGGGAGAAGCGGTTGACATAGCTCATAGCGCCAATCCAGCGAGATTTCCCATGTAGCGTCTAATCAGCGTTCGATTGGCGCCTGATTGGGCGGGGCAGAGGATGATTTCGGCGATGTTGCCGTTGAAAGGCAGACCGCCAAACATACCTAGCGCAGTCCATTCAGAAAGATTGAGGTTGTGAGCCTCCAATAAGACCCACGGTCTTATGGTATTGCCACCGAGCGCCGTCCACAACTGACCTCGGGTTGTCTCTGCTCCCCCGGGCACTGCAACACTGTTTACAACGTAGCTTGGTGTTCCCACTGCGCCGCCATATGCTAAAGACGCTCCGGCGTCTGCAAAAATGCCGAAGTAATTTGTGTACCCAGAGTTTGATGCCAGCAGCGCCTGGGTGCCATTCGAACTATTGCGCTTCATCAAAATGAAGCAATCCATATTGGCATTACCCACCGCACCCGCAGCGACAGCGGCAGAGGCTAGGACATCATCTACGCCGTCGAAAGTCTCAAAAACTGGGAATCCTGCTGCGTCATAGTCAGTGGCGGTATTGACGCGCTGGTAGCGGGTAGCGACTGAGCCACGTTCGCATTGCAACGACCTAAATAAAACGCCAGACACACCATCCCCGAGAAATGCCACGCTGTTAGGGTCTCCGGTGGTGTATGTGTTGGGAACAAAATTGATCTTCCTGCCAAAATTTCCTCCTGCATCTTTCGACAATGTAATCCGCACATATCCATCAGGCAGAAGAACGGCAGAATAGGTGGTGGCACCGTTGCCCGATGAGATGATGGAGGCATCGACCAGGCTAACTACGACATAAGCGCCTGATGTTGTTCCTTCTCTGATCCCTATCTTTGTCAATCCAGATGCCTTAGCTTCCACCGTCCAACTTTGAAGGCCCGCCTCCATTGATGTATTGTTCTCAAAAGAGTGCACTACCGTAGTCACAGCGGGAGACACCTGCATTCCAGATACGACGACGCTAGTACGAGTCCAATCTGGATCATCTAAGACTTCAGTCTTCGTCAGCAGATTCACCCGCGACGACTTCAACGGTCGCGCTGCCAAAGTTCCTTGAGAGAGATGCAGACCAGCTCCGCCAACTGTCGGATTCCCCCGCTTCCTATCCAGCCACAACCCCACAGGGGCATTGATTGCTGATGCAGGCGTAGTACCAGCAGCATCTTGATACGCCACGACTGGCGACTGCGTTCCTGCGGTAAGGTCTGCGCCACGGTTGCTCCACCATCCGCCGGGGGCACCACCTGACCATGCGGCGTTGAGCAGGGCTATGGCGCGCTGGGTGAGGGTGGTTGCCAACACAGGCAGAAGGCTACGGAACATGCTTAGTCCAGGTCAGTGTCCAACGCGAAGTCGAAGCGGTTGACGACCGCGCCAGGCGTCCAGGCTCCGAGCACTTGAATAACGCCGACAAGTGTCTGAGTCAGCCCAGAGGTGTTGAACGCCGCAAGTATGCGGGTCGAGTTGAGTGCCACACTTTGGTAGGCAGTGGTTGTAGCTGCGGTCGTCGTGCCATCAGTGGATCGCCAAGCACTTGAAGAGAACCTGAACGCGGCAACCTTTTCACGGTACGCAGCGGCAGTCAGAACGTGCGCAGCATTGTCCGCCGGGTACCCTCCAACAGCATACGGTATGCTGGTCTCGGGGCGAAACAGCAACAGCTCAAAGTCCAACGCAGTCGTGACGAGGTTACCCGACGCAGGAGTGACTACACAACGGCACCCGGTTATGCGCCCCGAGTTTCGGCCAATCGTGAAGGTGATCGGGATGACGCTGCCGGCAGTCGCAGAGTTTCCAATGTTGTCGCCAGCGGTGTACGCACCACCCGAAGCCGGGTTGCTGTAATTGGCGACGATGCGCTGGGCACTGTTACCCGTCACATGCGCCGCACCCCCTGTCCCAAGCCAGTCGTGAAACCTGTGGGTGACCGAGTCAATTAGCGGTGATCCAGACATATCAGTCTCCTAAAATAGAGCGCCGCGCCCCAGCGGTTTCGTCAGAGTCTAGCGCAAAGGCAAGTCCTACCGCTCGGATACGATACGGATGTAATCGACAAACGCAGTGTCCGTGCCGGCGCCGTTGCCGTTCAAGTGACCTACGAAGGGGGCCAGCGCCACAGCCTCAGGAACCGTCACAGCCGTCGAGACCGAGAGATCGCCGTTGACAAACCCGTGAGCAGTCACACCGTCGTAATAGATCGCCAGCGTAGTCCACGCTGCGGCAGTGACCGACAGAGTCCCATCCTTCACAGCCGTTCCAACATTACCCTCGTCAGCCAGCATGCCCGTAAGTGCAGAGCCGTCGAGGATACCGAAAGACAGCACGTTGGCTGCCACGGTCGTCCAGAGGTCTTCGGGGTTGGTCACCGCTGTCAGATCAGACAAACCGAACTGGAAGGCGTTGTCGGTAACTTCATTGAGCTGCACGCGGCACTCCATGAACAGCTTTTTGCCGGGGATCAGTTGGATACTCTTGCCGGCGTACAGCGCGGAGCCTTCCGAAGTGGTGTCCGAAGTCATCGACATGACGCCGTTGGCACCGGTTGTCGCCGTGGTCAAAATGACGTTGGTACAGCCTGTGTCGATGATCGCCAGCCAGTCATTCGTGGCATTGGTCGTGAAGGGATGCAGAAAATCTTCGTGCAGAATCGCAAACTCTGCACATGGGATCATGCCCATGCGAGTGCGATATGTGTAACCTGCGTTGGTAGAACGACGACTATGTACGATAGTGCCTTTAAGTCCTGTACTCATTGCGAACTCCTTCTCAGTTGATGGGTAAGTTAGGGCAGTGTAGGGCTATTGCTTTGGGGTGTCAAGGGGATTTTTTAAAGCCTTGGCCGCAAGACGTTTCGCACGAAATACCGGGTCGGCCCATCGCGCCTTCATCACAGCCGCTCTCTGCGCCTTCATCTCCGGAGACGCCAACACCGCGCGCATCTTCGCGCTTTGTTCAAGCCTTTTCGCGTCGTCCCACAACGCTGCGCAGGACGCACCTATTTGAGCACGCAACTCGGGGGTACGCGATGCCTTGATACCAGCAACCCTCTTTTCGCGCGTACTTGGGTTCGCCCAACCTGCTGCAGTTGCTGCGGCTTTCTTAGCGAAACCTTCAGGTGTCGCACACGCTGCCTTCATCGAAGCGACCGTCTTTTCACGATACGCAGTCGTTGCCCACTGCCCCTCAGAAATCCCTCCTACCTTTGCTCGAAACTCTTTTGAGTGATGCACCTCGCTTTTACGCGACAACGCCGACTTAGACAACTGTTGTCGTAACTCAGGAGTAATAATTCTCCCAGCAATCCCCTCGCCACCATCAGTGCAGTTGCACAATGGCCCAGAACACTTATCCTTACGCCCGAACAAAGCAATCAGTTCACATTCTTTCTTAAACGCGTCTTCCTCCAACTCAAACTCAGCCACAATCTCAATGATAGGTTCAAGTTCCTCCCGCCGAATAGCCTTCAACCAAGCATCAAAAATCTTATTTACTTTGTTGCCGTGAAGCCAATGCGCTTCAGACCGTCGCCCCGAACCCTTACCAACATACACAGGTTGCCGATCCTTTGTAGGCCGAGGATCGCGATACATATAAACGTAAAACATTTCAAACTCCTTTCAATGTAAGAAGCCTCATTGTAGTGTACTGGAAGGAGATTTACAAGTCTTTCGCAGAAATAAAAAAATCCCGCCGAAGCGGGATTCTGTAAGTGCTTGATTCTTAACAGGTTTTCAAGCCCCTGGCGAGCCGAACGCGCCCCTGGCGTTACTCCAACCGAAGACATAGCGCTCACGTTTTTTGAACCTTTGGGAACCCGATTCAAAGTCGCCCTCAATTCCACCCGAGATTGCCTTGCGCTCAATGTACTTGAGCCCCTCAGGAGCGTCAGTGGTCAAAAACCAGGCATCTGGGTCAGTGAGGTAAACGTTGGTAGAGAACCCACCACTGACCAGATTCATGCTCTTGATCGCATTGAGATCATTGTCAGCGGTATCCACCCGGCCGTCAGACTTCAGAATCCGCTGGGCAGTGAACTGCAGCTCCGTCGGGAGAATCAATTTCTTGACACCCAACTGAATCGGCAAACCACGGTCGTCCACAGCGTCACCGATGACAATCAGCATATCCTCCAGCGAAGTCTCGGACAGATCGGCTGCCGTTGACAACATGTTGGAATAGACACCGCCGCCCTGCAACGGGTGCGAAGCCGAGAACAATACGACGCCGTCACCGCCAGTACCGGATGTGAATCCGTTGTTGAGGATGTTGGCACCCTTGACGTTCTTGGTGTACTGCATCGAGCGAGCCAGGGCCTTCGACATCTGGGCGCCGAGATCACCGTAAAGGTCGTCTTCGCCGGCTTCTTCGGTCAGAGCAAACGCCAGAGCGATGGTCTCAAACACGTAGCGCGAAACGTAGCCTTCCGACGCGGAGTCATACTGGACACCAGCACCCTCTTGCTTGACAGGCGCGGCGCCGAATCCGGTCATCAGAACGTCTTCAACGTAGGCTTTGCGGGACTCTTTGGACGACGTGAAAATGTCTTTCCAAAGTTCAGGGTGTTGCTTGTATTCCAAGCCGAAAACAGCGTTCAAGCCCTCTTGAAGCTGCTTCTTAATCTGTGCACGATTGATAGCCATGATTTATCTCCTTATGACACAGCGATATCGGTTGTCGAATCGTTGATGGCAACTAATACTTTCGCATTGGTGCCTGCAGCGTTATCCGGCCGGTCGATAAGTTGAAGAATCACGAACTGCAAATCGCCAGTCGTGCCGGGGGTGACTTCTTGGCCAGACTGACCAGTCAGCGCAGACCCTGCGTGTGTAGCAATCAGGTCGCACATGGTGCCGACATGGGTAGCGTCAACGTACGCCACACCGGTCTCGCACTGCACCTCAAACATAATGCCCTTGTCGTCATAGACGTGGGCAACCACATTCGCGGCAGTGTCCGTCAGTGCGACACCCGGCCAGTAGCGCGAAAACTGCATCGCACCAGTGGCGTCTCGATATGAGCACCCGTCAAAAATACCGGTGATGGTGGCTGAATTTGCGGCGGCTGCCGTGATCTTGCCACTGGACAGAATGACCGCATCACCGCAATAAATGGGTGTAGCGTAGTCATAGGCGATGTGATACGTGTTGGAACGAATCACACCCCCGTTTCGATGGCCTGCAGGTACAAACCCGCGCGGCGCGTCTCTATTTGCCATAGGTAACTCCTTAAAGAATGAAAAGACTGCTTTCGCCCTGACATTCGTAGAAGGAGTTTTGCGACAGCTACGATTTCTCCAGCAAATCGGGTGCGCTAATTTGCTGTGTGATGCGTTTTTACCACACAGTTTTTAGTTCGTCAATCAATATCTTCTGCGATCTTGACATTCCTGACTACTTTACTCGACCTTTCCTGGGTGATCGGCATGCCTGAACGGCTCTGGTTCTGCAACTCGGTGGCGATCGCATCAGTCACCATCTGCGTCTTGGCAGCGTAGTGAGCATTGCGCTTGTCCCGAATCTTCGCGGGCATTTCGCACAGTATCATGCCTTCCACACCGACGCAGCCAGCCCATTTACCCTGGGAAATTGTCGGCGCGTGGTAGCTTGCCGGTACCGAGGCCGCCGGCCGGGGGCGCCATCCTTCGCGGAACTTGCGCGAGGTGTTGGTCGGGTCGTCTTTCCCGTGCACCCCAACACGAATCCAACGTTGGGCGAACCCGTTGCGTGGATCAGGGGCCTCAAGACTGCTTGGACGTATCCAGGGTTTGGACGACTCAGCATGAATATCAGCTTCATCCCAGGTCTCATACGCCCGGGCTTCATGTACCGGCGGTGCTGCGCGCTCAGACTGCAGGGACGCGCGCTGTTTTGCAGAAACCCGTGTCTTTTTTACAACAGGCGCTTCGGTATCGACTACTTCGTCAGGGAATACTATTTTCATGTTGAACTCCTTTTGCTCATCGCATATTCACGCAGGTGACCTTTGTTGGACGGATCGAGACCGAACCGACGCATGTTGCGCAAGTCGTCTTTCGTCAACCGGATCGTGCCCTTAGCCACAGTCTTGCTCCCACCAGCGCCCACCGGCGCCACCGGAGGTGAACTCCCAGCCGCAGGAGGCACTACCGCCGACTTGCGCAGGCTGGGGAACGCCTTGTCAACCCGCTTATCCAGCTCAGAGTAGTACATCGGAGAGTTCTTGTCGTAGCCCTCCTTGACCAACTGCGCATCGACACCCAGTACAAAGTGCTTGTGCCCGACGTACTCCGGGTTGCTGAACCAGGTGTTGTTTTTCTGCAACCACTGTACTGCCAGGGGCGCGGGGGGCTCGCGCGTGGGTGCGGCCGACGATGGGGTCTGAGCGGCTGGGGTTTGAACGGGTGCTGTGGGCGCCGGTGCGCTGGCCAGAGTGCGCTTCACGTCCCGAATCTGGTTCTGCTGGAACTGTAGCGTGTTCAGATCACCCTGGATCGCCATCTCGTCGTCAGACTTACCTTCCTCGCGCGCAGCCTTGAGCGCTATGCGTTTGAGCTGGATATCCTTGTCGAACGCCAAATCGAGTACGTCGGCATGCTGTTTCTGCAACGCACGCACCTGCTCCCGGGCCGCCACGAGTTCAGTATCCTTGGACTGGGCATACTGCACCGCTTGCACTGCCGCACCGCGCATCTGCTCGACGTCCTCTTGAGCCTTCTTGCGGATTCGGATTTCACGCTTGATTCGCTTTTTGATCGGCTCGGGGTAGGCATGGTCGCCGGCCTCAAGGTCAGCGTCAGTCACCGTCGCGTCTGCAGGCTCAGGGATTTCCGGTGCCGCCACAGGCGTGGGCGCAGGCTCAGGGGTTACCTCATCGTCTGGCGTGTCCTCGTCGTCAACGACAACGTCAATATCTGCGTCAAGCGGGTCATCGCCGAACTGCGCATCGTCTTTCGCCTCAGCTTTCTCCAACTCGTCGAGTGTGGTTTCTTCTTCAAGTGCCATGGGTAGTTCTCCTATGAGGATGTTGCGACAGTGTCGGGGTTGGGCACAACGGCCAGGATTTCATCGTCGTTCAGGATGGTGATCTTGCGACCTCGGTACAGCATCGGCTGCCCAGCGTGCCGGCCGTAAAACACCGTATCTCCAACCTTTGGAAACTGTGCTCCAGCCTTCGTGCCGTCACCGCCCAGACGCTGATCAGCCCCAGCATAATCCCCCAGAGCAATCACCATACCCACGCAGTTCAGAATTTCCTGAGTATCCTGGTTCGCCTTGGGTATGTAAATGCCTCCGCGAGTTTCCTCTTTGGGCTTCGCCGGCAGGATGACCACGCGCCAGTACAGCGGTACCGGCAAGTCTCGATAAAACTCGTCGCCAAGCGGCTCCTGTACGGTGCCTGTCGGGTCGCCAAATACTTCAAATTGGTCGCTCATTCTGGGTCTCCTTCGTCCAACAACTTGTTGAACACCTGGTCGATAACATCAATGGCATCTCGCAGCCCTTTGATATTCCCAACAGTCCGTTGATACTGTGAAAAATCACCAGCTCTTCCGGCCGATAAGTTGTCAGCATGAACTTTCATCGCCACCGCCAGGTTTTTGCACAAGCGGTCACGTATGTCCATCATCTGCATGTACTTCTCCTATGAAAATCGAGGGTCACCGTTCTGGAACCCTGTCACAACCGGCACGGGGCCGGCACCCTGTCCACCCATCTGCATTCTGGAGAGCGCCTGAATTACCTCTTCAAACGGTTTCCCCAGACTCTTGCTCAGCACCGCCAGCTCGCGCGGCGACATCTGCAACCCACTCGACTTGACGAACTCGTCAGCCTGCTTTATCAACTGCGGAGACAGCCCAGCCAGGGCATCCTGGCGGTCTACATTAGCCGCGAGTGCAGCATCCTTGCGCCGCTGCTCCGCCTGGAACGCTGCATCCTTGATCTGCTGATCGGCCTGGAACTTCGCCGCCGGGTCCACCGGTGGGGCTGCTGGTTGCGCGGGCGCCTGCGGCGGCTGTTGTGCTGCCTGCTGAGCCTGTTGCTGCTGAACAATTTTCTGCACGCCCTGAGCCGCGCGCATCGCTACCTGGTTCTCCATATCCGGCGGTACCTGAGGGTACATCGGCTGCCCGGTCTCGGGATACCAATTCACCTGAGGCATGCCCACACCCATCTGCATGAACTGCATGTAGTGCACCATGGCCATATGCTCCTGCATGTGAGCGTTCATCGTACCCTGACGATCCTTCGGCATCTGCCCGGCCTGGAACTGGTGTACCTGGATGTGAGCTTGGTGGTTTTGATCAAGGTACGCCTTGATCGGCTTGCCCAACATCACCATGGCACCCTCGGTTATCGGGTCCATGCGCGTAGCCTCTTGCTTCTTCGGGAAATACTTCTCCGGGTTGGGCGCGCGCAGCGCTGTCAGCAGGCCAACCGCAGCTTCTCGACGATCGGCGATATCAGGCATGCTGGCTGCCAACTGGTGTATCGACTGCGCAATCGCCAGGCGCTGGGCTGAGCTGAATATGTTGGGGTCAGACACCGGCACCACGTCAATCCGGCCATCGAAGTCAGACCGCAGCACGCTGGTCAACGCATCGAGCGTCACCACCCGGTACGGGTACGACTCAGGCAGGTTCTCGCCGTTCAACTCTGCGATATGGATGAACTCGTCGCCGAACCCCTTGTGCAAGCGCTTGTGGATTCCACTGAACACCTTGCTGCCCTGCTCGATCTGAGCCACCATGGTGCCTACCGGGCCGGTCGTCGCCGCATCGCCAGTCATGGTCTCGGTCGTAGCCGCAAATTTCTGACCCGCACTCACCAGGGTACCGAGCAGCGTTTCCAGTACCCCACTAGGTTCTTTGAATGGCGGCGTGTAGAATGACTTCTCCAGTTCATCCGAGGACATCTCGGTGTCGATCCAGACCCCCGGCTCCAACTCGACGTCACCCTTGAGTCGGCAGTCCTTGGACTTGAAGCCTCCTTGCAGTGTAGAGAACGCCCCGGAGTCGAGCAGAATACGCAGTATCTCCGTCGCCGCCTCACCCAGGTTACCAATACAGTGCAGCAGCCCGAACCCGTAGAACCCGAACCCGGGCAGGAACTTCTTGTGCGTGAACCATATGCGCTTGTTGCGCAGAGTGTCAGACTCTTTCCAGTTACGGTACAGCCCAATCACCTTGCCCGACACTGAGTCGATCGTGATGATGTACGGCAGAGCAATATTTTCCGTCGAGCCCGGCAGATCGAAGTCGATGTGGGTTTCGTAGAACACGTGCACCGGCGCGTCGTCATCACCATCTTCCGACTCGACCTGGCCCCCCAGCTTCTTGACAGTTTCCTCCAGCTCAGACTCTTCCACCTCATCGGTGGAGTCCAGCGCTTCGTCGGTGTACATGCCGGCCGCCACCGCGCGCCGGTAGTCGTTGTGCTCCATGTGAATTTCATGGGTGTAGCGTGACGCGGTCTCCAAATTCTTGGCGTCGTACGGTACGATGAAGTGATCACACCTCACCCAGCGCGACTCGACCTTGTTCTTGGCCTTGTTGAAATACTGCTTGTCAAATTCACTGCCTGTGAACGCCAGCAAGAACAACATCTGGTCGCGCTCGTCGTAGTACGTGCGGTCTTCGATCGTCAACTGGTAGTTCATGAACTCTTCGACACGCTTGAGCTGAGCTGACACTTCAGGAGTTTGCTCACCCACCACAGCACCCTTGACCGGCCCACCGGGCGGCAGCAATTCAGCCATCGCGCGCGCCTGGAACTGTGTGGCCGCTTCGAGCAGCAGAGGGTGCGTTACCCTGCGCAACCCTGAGTCACCGGTGTCGTCAGCGTCGTATATACCCAGCGCCTGGAAGCCTTTTTTCAACGTGACGTACCACTCCTTGCGGGTCTCCTTGTCCGCCTCGACCAACTCCTTCACCTTGGTGCCGATCTCGTCCAGGTCTTCTTCGGGGATGTACTCAGCCAGGTTCGTGTTGAACGGCAACACATCCAGGTTCATCTCCTGCTCGCCAGGCTCTTCGACTTCTCCGGTGTCGGCGTTGATCAACACCCCCTCATCTGACGCCATCTGCTCCTCAACAGACATCGGAGTCTCGACCTCAGAGATTTCAGGGAGCAGAGGCAGCTCAGCCTCTGGCGTTTGGGTCGTTGTGAACATGGTCGTAGCTCCTTATGCTGTGGTTTGCGTGGGCAGACGGCTCTGACGCCGGGCGTAACTGCGAGCCTGAGTCTGGGCAGGATCATACTCGTTCGGGTCTTCTTCGTCGTCATCATCTGCAGGGGTTTCGAGGAGGAACATCCTGCGAAGAAAGACAAGCGCTTGAGAGACGGTGTCCATTATGTCGTCATGAGCCCCGTTAGGAAACTCAGCACAATCGTCAATAACTTCCAACGCCCACTTGCACCCTTCAGGGTAATAGACGCACCCTTGCTCAAGCAATATCGTCGCCGCGTTGGCGCGCGCAATTTTTGAGCCTACAGGGTTGATCGCTCTTACCGGTATGCCTCGCTTGCGCATTTCCTGGATCAGCGGCGCGCCGCTCGCTTTTTTCTCAATGATGACGCGATCTGGCTTGTACTCGCCGTACGAGTCAAGAGCCCCCTCCAACAACTTCGGGAACTCCTGTCTCTCTTTCATCCGTTCCAGGATTATGGCGCACATCTTGCCATCACTCGCGCGCTTGAACACACCCCACGTCGTCCTGGCAGAGTAATCGTTGGTCTCACCCTCCTCGAATGCGGTGTCGTAAGACTGCAGCAAAAACTCGATCTCCGGCAAGGCCCGATCTTTTTTCCAAGGCTTCCACCACTCACGCATGATTATCCCGCCCTCTTCCTCGGTCGGGCTTTGCAAATACAGGCTGGCCCACGCCTTGCGCGTGATCGTGTTCTTGGTGCGCTGCAGCTCTTCGAGTGACCACCGCCTTGGGCTGAAGCTATCCCCCACCCGGTAAAAGTGAGGGTTCTCGATGTGCGGGTCATCACTGCAATCGTTGAGCAAGTCCGCCGTCTCCTCGTCGCATATCGCAGGTATTTTGAGCACCGTCCACTGATCGGCGCCTGGGTTGGTCACGCTATCTGCCATCAACCTACCCACAAGATCATCCACCCGCCATCGTGTCATAGTAACGATCATAGCGTTCCGCTCTGGCTGCCTGCGACTGTAAAATCCAGCTCCAAACCACTCATACACACCGTTATGCACGGTCTTGCTGAACATGTCCTGCTCGTTGACCGGGTCGTCGATGATGAGTAGATTACCCCCCTTACCTGCCACACCCCCACCAACACCGACTGCGTTGTACTCACCTCCACCTGTCGTCGCCCACTGCGCCGCTGACTTGCTATCCTTGGAGAGCATCGTGCCAGGAAAGACCTCGTGATACTCAGGCATCTGCAACAGATTCCGTATCTTGCGCCCGAACTTTTCGACGAGGGTTGACGCATACGACGCATGCAGTATCTTGTCACTGGACAGGTGCCCCTCCCACCACGCTGGCAGCAACTCGCTGGTCATGTACGACTTACCTGTTCTCGGCGGCATCATGATCATCAGCCGGTCAATCTCACCGGTACGCAACATCTCAAAGTGACGCGCGATCAGCACGTGCACCTCCTCGATCACAAACTCAGGGTACACATGCTTTGAGAAAGACAGGAACGACTCACCCTTCTTCCGCAGTTTTTTTCGGCGCAGGTACTCCTCCATAATCACCCGATCAGCAGGCGCCAGGTGGCTCAGGTCAAGAGCGTCGAGGTCGGGGATGTCAGGCATTGCGTTTCAGTCGCAGGCGCACCCAGAACCGGCAGCACAGGTGTGTCGCCAGGGAGACTTGTTTGAGGATGAAGGGTGGGGAGGTCATTTCTCGAACCCTGGTAGAGGCGTCAATTCAGTGAGCCCGAGAACCACACCAAATCGCCTACCTGTAGTCTGGTTTGCAACCTCAAACCGCATTGACCCGTCAGCCAGGCTCTCAAGGTCGCTCACGATCACCATGCGACCACCGGCAGGATCGGTGAGAATCAGGTCAAGAATTTGGTCTTCGCTACTATTCATTTCTCGAACTCCATCAACGGTTCCACCACAGGCAGCAACACCAGACTACCGTCGTCAACAGCTTCTTTGGTAATCGCAGCGACAACTCGCCCCTCCGTGGTGAACATAAGTCGCATCACATGACCACCCACATACATCCGACCAATCGGAAGCGAGAACTCGTTACCCGTTTCAAAACTTCGAGGGAATTTGATTTCAGCCATCACGACCTCCAATACTTTCCACAGCGATGACACCGAACGCTACCATCTGCGTCACGACCCCATGCATGGCCTAAGAAAAAGCAGATCACTTCACGACCCGCTTTTTCGGCCAAGGGCGTAGCTGAACTTTCCTGACCGGCAGATTCTCGCCAGCGGCGAAGCAGTCCTTGATGAACTTCGCCTCAAGGTAATTCGGCGCGCCGTACGTGACCACCATCTCCTCGCGTGTGTTGCTGTTGGAAGGTTTATGTCGCCAGGACGCGCGCACCACCAGCCGGGAGCCAAGGTATTTGGTCGCTGACCTGCAGTCGCCGGTGATCAGCGCGCTACACACAACTGCAAAGTGCTTGGGATCGGGGGTGACTTTCATTTCGCAGCCAGCCTTTCTTTGAGTGCGTACCCCATCAGAGCCCAGCACTTGTCAGTCGCGTTCTTGCGCGCGATCTTGCGACCCAGGTCGGCATCGAAGTTCTCAGGGCTGGCACAAGCTGACTCACCTGTGACGGTGAAGCCGCTACGCAGAATCAAGACGCAAAAGGTCAGGAGTTTTAAGGCTACATCTTCGGTGTAGCCGGTGGCGTGCGCAGCGGTGAAGTAGTGTTCTCCAGCGATGTTCGCCTCAATGTCGGCAGGCGTCACGCGCGGCGCGGTCAGACCTTTGGCTTGGATTTCAGACTCGATGGCATCGTCGTCAGTTCGCGGGGATTGGATATGTTCCATACACTTCCTTTAATTTTCAGCCTCGATGACCTGTGGCTGTACCGGGTTTCTCACATCCTGCTTGGCGTTGCGCAACACGATTTGCATGACACGCACCTCAAGTTCTCCGTCAGGTAGGCCCTTCAACTGCTCCGCTACGGCGGACAGATTACCCATTCCCGGGACGTCGGGCCCCCCCTGCTTCGGCTCCAGGCCGGCCACCTTGGTGGTCCACTTGATCAGGTCACCGCGAACGCTCGCCGGCACGAACGGGTCGTGCACCATCTTCCACGCCTCTGTCAGGTATGCCTCGGCCTGTGCCTGGGCTTTGACTCGGAAGCTGAACCCCTCCTGTTTGAGCTTGTCGCGCATCTCCAGCATGTCATGCCGGAACACCGGGTGCAGGGTCAGTGCCTTGAATTCCTCGACTGTGACACCGTAGTCCTCCAGGAGTTCAGGCACCGGGCGGGTTTTCAGTGCCAGGTCAAGGACAAGGCCCCGGGGGTAAGGCGGCGTCGATGGGTCGATGTTGGCCAGGTCTCGTGAGAGAGACTGGGGTGTAGGGGCAATATGGTTGGCCAGGGCGTCGGCTGCCGGGGACTCTGCGTCCAGCATGCTCTCCAAGTCAGTCTCGTCGATCATGACTGGGCAGCCTTGTGTTTGTCGTACCAGGTCTGACTGTGGACACGCAGACGCTCGGGGTTGAGGGCCTTCCACTTGATCACTGCAACCTGGGTGCACTCCTTGCACCAACCCGACAGGCCGTCCGACCTCGACGCATTCTTTTGAAACGCTGTGGTGGCCAGAGTCTGATCGCACTGAGGGCAATATTTGGTGGACATGGCCGGAGAATAACTCGTCTTGGAAAGACTGTCAAGCGCTGAAAGCGCGAGATAAAGTGGGAGGGTGCAAAATAAGTTGAGCGTGCGTACGCCACCGAACAGATGGAGTGTGCCCGGCCAGGGATACTCAAGGCTCCCTCAACAACTTAGGAACTCTCATGGCCATCTATGTCACATCCCCCGCAGTCCCCGCGCACACAACTCCAGCTCGATCAGCAAAACCCGCGACCCCGGAGCACACTGTGCCTGCGACACCTACGAAAAAGTAATTCCTTTTGATTGTTTGGAGCCCGGGGTGTGCCCGGGCTTTTTTATGTCTTAGAAAGACTTGTGGTGGCAAACGTCTAAGAAAGACACGATGATGGAAAAGTGCTGCGGGTTGGCGCGGCTTCTCCCCCAAACCCCCAACGAACCCACTTTGGCCCCCGGCACCCCTAGGCCTGGCCTTCCCCCGCTTATTTAAAACCCTGTTAGCTTCTAACAAGCCATTGGACAAACCCCCACATATATGGGATAATAGATTTATCGGCTTAAGAACCCGATGTTTATTAACTTAATTGGAGTTTATTATGACTAAGCAAATCTCAGTTCAGAACGTCCTGGATGCTATCGATGGTGTAGCCCGCGCTACCGGCAAAGCCACAACTGTTTTTCGTGAATACATCGGTTTCCCTTCAGCGAAGTCAGAAACCATGGAAACCAAATACACCATGGTCCTGGATGCGTGCAAGGGTGATGATGTTGATTCCAAGCGCCGTAACGGTGCGTTGCGGGTCCTGATGTGCGAGTGCCGCAAAACCTGCGCAAAGCCCTACGCGAAGGATAAGAAAGGCAACATCATTGCCCGCACTGACAAGCCTACAGTGAAGGGTGCTACCCATAAGATATCTGATGTAGAGCCCGTAAAGACGGTTGAGGTGGTGCGCGAAGTACCGGTACCGCTTGGCGAATTGGAAGTTATGGATAAGTTTGCGGAAATGGCGAACGCATACCTCACCGCAGATGATGTAACAATTGTGTCACGCATCATCGCGGCTATGCGATTCAATTGGGGTAAAGCCGCGAAGTCAGCCAAGAAAACCCGCAAGTAAGTTAGCACTAACTTAGTCGATACCCGGACCCGAAAAGGTCCGGGTATTTTTTTGCCTAAAATCTGTCGGGGCGAATAGACCACCGATACCGCCAGCGCGCGTCAGGACCCACCTGCACGCGCTTTTTTGCGTTCGGACATAGCAGGGTAGCATCACCACGTTTAAATCGCTCTATGGCTGCTATCCTTTTAGGAGCCACGCGTCAGCGTGTAGCGACCGGGACAGTACCTGTAACAGGAGCGAGCGCAAGCAAGCTGTTAGAAACTAACAGGTTTTTAAATAGGGTCAAATAAGCGATATTGAACGTATGCAACGCATTGAATGCAATGATTTTTGACAGTGAACCTCTAAAAGCTATGGAAGCGTAAATCAATCGATTCAACGCATTAGATACAAATATCGCCGTACAGGGCAGGGTTAAGGCCAACGATTTTGGGAAAAACCACTCTTTTTTACATATATTGATTTGATTGAGTTGATTGAATGGTAGATCCAAAGTACTAAGTTAGTATACGCGCGGCTTTTTTGACATGTGATGGCCTGCGCACCATTTTCCTCATCGCCCCTCTTTTTTCGCCCCTATACTTTCTTAGTCGTTTTTATTTATGACTCAATGCGTTCAGTGCGTTCAACGCATTCAAAACGGCATCTTTAACGTATTGAGTAGCTAAAGTATTGAATGCGTTGATTTATAAAGTGTAAGACTCTATTTGACTTTACGTTTTTCAGTGTTGTATATTTCAGACCTCTCAACAACTTTTTGGAGCCTTTCATGGACGCTGTAAATTTCAAATTGCTGCCTTCTCCGGCACAGTTCAAGTGGCTGGCTGACCAGCTTCGTGCGGTTCGATCTATTCGAGACATGATGACTGGCCAATCCGGCGTCAATCCTTTTGGTTCGCCGCTCAAGTCTTTGGAGGTTTTGACTAAGGGTGCCTCTGCCGCGTTGACGTCATATGTAAACGCTGGAATGCAAGGTTTCTCTAGTTCTACACTATCTGAAGACGTTTGGAAGACCCAATTTCAGTATCGACCGACAGGTGGTGCTGGCATCGTCCAGTTCGATGGTGGCGACCTGTATATTCCTGCTATGGCGCCAAACCAGAGGCTCAAGGTGGCTGACGGGTTCGTGTTGGACTTGTACCGGGTATCGTCTGCGATTTTCAGGATTCAACCAGCCTCATTCAACGGGACAGTTCCTGCGTGCTGGACAGTGCAGCTTTTTCGCAATGAGCGCCCGGCCCGGAAGTCTCCAACAAAGAAAGGGGTTTGATATGGCACTCCTACTCGCAAAGCTTAAGTGGAACCAGGGCTACCGTAGGGCCTATGAGTGTGCCGGTGCTGCTGTGCATTGTAAAGTGTGCGCGCATGTCCTGGCCACGGTACCGCCTAAAGCCGCATATTACCGGTGCGATTTCAATGGTGCTGAAGGGCGCTTTCGCTGTGAGCCTGGAGGCTCATGTTCTCACGCCGAATCCGACAACCCTTGGTTGCGAGTCATCCCTGGTGGTGGAAGCACCTAGTTTTCCTAACACCTAACCCCTGTAGAAGGGGGGTCTCCTGGCTTGACACAGTGTCTTTCTTGTGTTACACTGTACATAACGAGTGGATAAATACCTGCTCGGTTCTGCTGTTAGAAACTAACAGCGTTTATTTAGGAGATTGAAGTGAAACAAGTAACGTTCACCAAGCTGGTGGCCCCGAACGTGAAGTGGTTGGCAGTGCTCAGTCGGCCTGACTACCCAGGGTATCTATATGAGCACCCTGCTCACCCTGGGCGTGAGTTCGTGCTGGCAAGGACGTGCAACGCTGTGCCAGGCGACCCTGTAAGGTATACGCAAACAGGTATGTGGCACATGTACGACCGGGCCAGTGGGTTCGCCTTGAGGATGAGTGATGCCAGCTCTACGCGTCATGGTCGGATCGTGAAAGCCGATGCGTATCTGAGCAGCACGTCGCCTGAGACGCTGGCTGAAAAGCTTGAAGAGTCTCACGGCAGGAGGTTAGCCAAGTTGTGTTTAATTGGTTGATATTTAGGAGTAGCTTATGTGTAGCAAACTAATCCACTTCGCAGTGTGGCAAATACTGCGGCGCCTGGGCTCATCCCGGCAGTGGTCTGCGCGTGTGGCCTACGTCATGGCTCGGAGGGGTTATGGTAGAGCGTGAGGCGGCTGCCCGGCTGCTGGCTGCGTTCGTGGCCAACGTCCGGCAATACCGCGCCACCTGGGGTATACCTGTGGATAAAGAGGCTGTCCTCAACGCATGGCGTGATGCCAAAAGGAGTGTGAAATGAAAGCTGTGACAAACTTCCAAATCCTGGCTGACGCGCTGGGAGTCACCAACGTCGTCGCGCTTCGTACTGGATACGAGGATGGCCTGATTCAGGGCTTTGAACTCGGTACGGGTGTGAGCTACGACGACCTCGACAGTCAAGACGCCTACGATGTGGGTACATATGTTGGTGCTTGTGTAGGTAGCTGTTAGAAACTAACGGCGAAAAACGGTAGTCAGTGCCGATCACTGACGTTTACTTGAAGGAAAATTCAAATGCTGCAACTCAATGCTGTTCAGTTGGCTACGGCCATCAAAACCAGTGTCAACCTGGATAAGCCTCTGTTTACGTGGGGGTCGCCAGGTATCGGTAAGTCGGACACCATCGCTCAAGTCGCTGCTGATCTCGATGCTCAGGTGATAGACATCCGGTTATCTATGTGGGACACAGTGGATTTTCGCGGGATACCATCCATTGTCGGTGGGCGTACTGTGTGGAACCCTCCAATCGTAATGCCTGTAGAGGGTACCCACAGCATCTACGACCCAAACCGGCTCATCATCCTGAGCTTCGACGAGATGATGCAAGGGCTACCTGCGGTTCAATCCGTGGCGTTTCAGGCTGTGCTCGAACGGCGCACCGGCGAACACAAGTTCACACCTAACGTCCGTGTGGTAGCGGCAAGCAACCGCATGACTGACCGGGCCGGCGCCAACCGCATGGCGACGCCACTTGCAAACCGTTTTATGCACTGCGAATTGATCGCTCAACTCGACCCGTGGTGCTCTTGGGCGTGGGGCAAGGACTTGAACCCTCTGGTAATTGCATTCCTGCGACTGCGCCCTGAACTACTCAACACGTTCGACCCGGCCAAAGGTGACGTGGCGTTCGGCACACCAAGGTCATGGGCCACAGTGTGTGAAATCGTTGCGGCAAAACTGCCGACCGATATACGTTATGCCTTGATCGCGGGCACCGTGGGCGAAGGACCGGCCGCAGAGTTGGAGGCGTTCATGCGCGTCTGGGAGTCGATGCCGAACATCGACGGGATACTGCTCGACCCGGCAGGAGCTACTGTCCCGCAAG